CCCGATCCAGGTCGACGTCGACCCGGACGCCTGACTTCCGGCCCGATTTGAGCGGGCCGGGATAGCAACACCCGAGGTTCCCTCGACGAACGGAGATCACTCCGATGTCAGTAGCAGCCAAGAAGCTCAGCAGCGCGCAGCCGTCGGGCTCCCGCATTCGGCGCGGCCCAACGAACCTGTGCGGCCCCATCTACGAGCCGGATCTTGAGGACGCCGAAGCGATCCAGGAGTTCCGCCGCCGGCCGGGTGAGTCCTGGGCGACCGCGCAGGCTATGTTCGACAAGCTGGCCGGCGTCAAGGTCCGCATCCCGAACGACAAGTTCAGGTACCACTGGCGGCGCAAGTGCTTCTGCTGGCCCGACGACCTGAGACTGCCGTGAGCGAGGCTGGCGCCACCCTCGTCGCCCGCGACATCGCCAAGCGGTCCGAGCTCAAGATCCTCGTCTATGACATCGAGCGCATGAAGGGCTCGGCCTCGGTCGAGTTCTGGTCGCTCTCGGACTTCAAGAACCGACGCATCCACGCCGACGACGTCACGCTGTGGCCCCGCACGATCTGCGTCGCATGGCGGTTCCTGGGCAGCAAGTCCACCGAGTTCGCGTCCGAGTGGGGCGACGGACACGAGGGCATGCACCGCCGCATCTGGGAAGCGTTCGACAAGGCCGACATCACAGTGGGCCACAACTGCAAGGCGTTTGACGAGAAGCACCTGAACTCCGGCTGGCGCGACCTCGGGATGACGCCGCCGTCGCCGAGCAAGCCGATCGACACGCTCACTGTGGCCCGCTCGCGGTTCGGGGACGAGTCCAAGACGCTCGACGCCCTCTGCCAACGGATCGGGCTCACGGGGAAGTCGGACCGGTACGACGTCGAGGTGGCTCGCGCCGCGCTCGACGGCAACGTGGCGGCACAGCGCAGGCTCAAGGCGTACAACGTGGGCGACATCGACGCCACCGAGGCGTTGTACGTGACGTTGCTGCCGTGGATCAAGTCGCATCCGCACGTTGCGCCGGACGCCGCGACGGATGCGCAACTCTGCCCGCGGTGCGCGTCGCCCGAGGTTGTGCGGAACGGCACCTGGACGGTCGCCGTGAACCGCTACGCCAAGTACCGATGTGAGTCGTGCGGTGGGCATTGGAAGACGACGTTCGAGTCACGCGGCCCTTCGGTGAGGTCATTGTGATGCGCGTCGGCATCGACCTCGACGGCGTCTGCTACGACTTCGCCGCCTCTGTTCGCGAGTACCTGTGCAACACGGCAGGAACGCACGACCCCGAGGTGTGCACCGACCCACAACGCTGGGAGTTCTACGAGGACTGGGGCCTCGACCTCGCCGCGTTCCTCGATGCCTTCCACGCGGGAGTCGACGCGGGCGTGATCTTCACCCACGGCGACCCGCACACCAACACCGCAGAGGCGTTCGCACGGATCAAGGCAGCCGGGCACAGCATCCACATCGTCACCGACCGCGCGATGGGCAGTCCTGGTGCATCGGAGGCCGCAACGGCCGCGTGGCTCGATCGTCACGGGCTGCCGTTCGACTCGCTCACCTTCTCGCCCGACAAGACGGTTGTGAACCTCGACGTCATGGTCGACGACAAGCTGAGCAACTATGACGCGCTGGAGGCGGCGGGCGTTCGCGCCTACCTGCTGACACGACCGTGGAACCAGCACGACCCGGCCCCGCGGCGGCGCGTGCTAGACCTGCTGCACTTCGCCGAGGTGATCCAATGACCGAGGTCCGCACCACGAGCGCAACCGGCGGCCAGAAGGGTGTCAAGCCTCAGCGGTACGACCTGCTGCCCAAGGCGTTCATGGATGCGGTCGCCGAGGTCATGGCCTTCGGCGCCGAGAAGTACGACTCGCACAACTGGCGCAAGGGCTACGAGTGGTCGAAGTCCTACGCCGCACTGATGCGGCACATGACGGCCCACTGGGACGGCGAGACATACGACCCCGAGTCCGGCCTGCCACACCTCGCCCACGCAGGGTGCCACATCGCGTTCATGCTGACGTGGCTTGCCGAGCAGGGCGAAGGCGGCCAGTTCGACGACCGGTACCACCTAGACCAACCCGCCACCGCGGCGCATCACACTCCCTGAGGCGAACGGCCCGGAGAGTGGCGGGCTGACCCTCTCCATTGCGGAGGTCGACATGATCCAGCGCGACGACCTTCCTCCCACGCCCGACTGGTCACCCGAACCACATGAAGCCCCGAGCTTCGTTGCGGTCGAGATGAAGATGCCGCTCCTGTGGACTGGCGACCAGAACTAGGCATGACGTGGAACTCCAGATCCTCGACGCCGACACTCCGCGCGAGGAGCTGGTCGAGGCGCTCGGACACCTGTGCCGTGAAGCGAGGCGGGCGCAGCAGGTCGTGGGCACCTGTGAGCAGCCGACGCGCTGGGACAAGACGCACCAGATGATCGACGCGGTGCTGGACATGGTGGTCGGGCGCTGATGGCGAAGGAGAAGTACGGCTGGCAACACCAGCGTGAGCGCGCCAAGTGGGCGCCGATCGTGGCTGCGGGCGGCGTCGCTTGCCATGCCGCGGTCTGCCTCATGCCGAGCCGGCGAATCCACCCCGACTCCAAGTGGGACCTCGGCCACACCCCCGACGGCACCGCATGGACCGGGCCAGAGCACGCACGTTGCAACCGCAGCGAGGGCGCTCTCCGGGGCAACGACGCCAGGCGCGGACTGCCGCGCGGCACGAAGGTGGCGCTGGTCGTTCGACGCTGGGTTCTTTGACGGGGGGCGGGGGTCGCAACGCAAGCGCCGAACGATGCGCATGACCCCAAGCAGGTGCATTTTTTGGAGGACCCGAGTTGCCCGAGTTGACTCGCGCAGAGAGCCTCGCCGCCGATCGAGACCGGCTCGAAGCCGCTATCGCCAAGGCCGAGCCCAGAGAGCTGCCCGCCCTGGTTCGCGAACACCGCGCCGTGCTCAAGGAGCTTGAGGCGCTGGCGAAGCCGCAGAAGGGATCGACGCGTGACCAACTCGCGGAGAAGCGTGCGGCGCGGAAGGCAGGAGCCGCGGGTACTGCTGCGGCCGAAGTTCGACAGTGAGGAAGACGCGCACGACGCGGTCGACCTGATCGGCACCTGTGGGCAGACGCTCGACCCGTTCCAGGTGTTGCTGGTCTGCATCACCCTTGCGACCTTGTCCGGCCGCCTGTCTGCCTCCGAGGTCGGGGGCCTTGTTGCCCGGCAGAACGGCAAAGGCGGCTGGCTCGAGGCGGTTGCGATCTGGTCGTTGTTCGAGCCGTACCTCTATGGCGAGCTCGAAGGCCGCAAGAACACGACGCTGTGGACGGCGCACGAGCTGAAGACGTCCGATGAGGCGTGGGCTCGGGTCAAGTCGTTGATCGAGGCAAACTCCGATCTCGCCGCCGAGGTCGTCACCTGGAACGGTGGCCTGACCGGGACGCACATCATCGAGCTACGCGATGGCTCGCGGCTGATCTTCCTGGCGCGGTCGAAGTCCTCGGGTCGGGGGTTCTCGCCGCGCCGCATCATCTTCGACGAGGCGCAGGAGCTTTCGGCGCTGGCGTTCCGGGCGATGATGTATGCGACTTCGGCGCAGGGTGCCCGCCGGCAGTTGATCTTCGCCGGCACGGTTCCGTCGCTGGAGAACGACTCGGCGATCTGGACCGGTGTCCGTGACCGCGGTCGGTCGGGCAAGGTCTCGCGGCTCGCGTGGGCTGAGTGGACGCCGGAGGGTTCGGACGACCCTCGGACGCCACCGGACCCGGAGGACTGGACCGCGCGCGCGTGGGCAAACCCGGCGCTCGGTGCTCGCATCCTTGCCTCGACGATCGATGAGGAGTGGGAGGCGGCGCAGGCCGACATTGAGGGCTTCATGCGGGAGCGCATGTCGGCGTGGCCGGGCGGTGGCCACGGCTCGTTCCTGTTCTCCAAGTGGGGTGAGCGCGTCGGCGAGGCGGGCATGCCGTCCGCGTTCGGCGTGACCTGCGACTTGCAGCGCAAGGGGCTGTTCCTCGCTGGTTCGGACGGCGCATCGGTGGTCCTGGTGACACCGCAGGCGTTCGAGGCTTCCGGGCCGTGGGTGCCGATGAAGGATCTCGACTTGTTCGTCTCCGAGGTCGGGCGCATCGCCGGCACCACCCCGGTGTGCCTGCAGGAGAAGGGGCCCGCGTGGCACCTGCGGGAGGCGTTCGAGACAGCTGGCGTGCGGGTCACGCCGGTCACGTTCGAGGAGTTCGTCGAAGCGGGAGCCGAGATGGAGCGGCGGGTCGAGGTGGGCGACCTGATCCACCCCGGCGACGCAGACCTGGACGCAGATGTCCGCAAGGCGACGTGGCGCAAGGTGAACAACCGCCTCGTCCTGTCCGGCGATGCGCCGGCACTCGAGGCGGTCGCCCTCGCGCTGCACGCCTCATCCAAGCCGGCACGAGAGTTCTGGGGGGCGATCGGGTGAAGCGCATCTGGGTCGCCTACGCATCTGGCGTCGCATCACTCTCGGCGGCCGGCTTCTGCTCCCCGCTCTGGTACTTGGGCTTCGTGCCCCTCGGCGCCGGCCTGACGTGGGCCGCCTATGACCTCGTGGAGGTAGACGATGGCGAGTCTTCGTCAGCTCCGCAGCGGTGATACCCGCAACGGGTTCGATGACCTGCAGACGTGGATCAAGATGGCCGGCGCGCAGTTCCCGGTGCAGACCTCGGCCCTGCTGGGTTCTGTAGACACTCCGAGCGCCAGCGTGGAGGCGTTTCGAGAGATCTACCGGACCAACGGCATCGTGTTCGCCTGCGCGGCAGTGCGGCAGCGAATCTTCTCGGAGGTGACGTTCCGGTTCGCCTCGGTGAACAACGGACGCATCGGGCGCCTCTTCGGCACGCCTGACCTGTCGATCCTCGAGCACCCGTGGCCGAACGGGACGACGGGCGAGCTTGCGGCGCGGATGATCCACGACGCCGACACAGCGGGGAACTTCTACGCGGTGCGGCAGGGCAATCGGCTCTACCACCGCGACCCGAGCAAGACGTCGATCATCCTCGACGGCGACCCCGCGCAGGACGAGTTCGTGAACGTGGTCGGCTACGCGTACCGACCCAACGGCAAGCAGGGCCCGCTCTACACATACGTTCCGGAGCAGATGTGCCACTGGTCGCCGCTGCCCGACCCGGATCACCCCTACAAGGGCATGTCGTGGATCACCCCGATCTTGCGCGAGATCCGCTCGGACAACGCGGCCACGGACCACAAGGCGCAGTTCTTCGCCAACTCGGCGACCCCCAACATGGTCGTGAAGTTCCCCGAGAACGTGATGAACCAGGACCAGTTCGACCGCTTCAAGGCGAAGATGGAGGCGGAGTACGCGGGCTCGCGCGGGGCTGGCAAGACCCTGTACCTGGCGCCCGGTGCCGACGTCCAGGTGGTCGGCAAGGACTTCGCGGAGATGGACTTCTCCAATACGCAAGGCCGCGACGAGACCCGCATCGCGTCGGCTGCCGGCGTGCCCGCAGTGATCGTGGGCCTCAAGGAGTCGCTGGCGGGCTCGTCGCTGAACCAGGGCAACTACGCCGCCGCTCGCCGCTCGCTCGCCGACGGCACGATGCGCCCGCTGTACCGCTCGGCCGCGGCGGCACTGGAGACCATCGTCCCAGCGCCGCAGGGCAAGGGTCCGGCACGGCTTTGGTACGACGACACACAGGTGGCGTTCTTCCGCGAGGACCGCGCTGACGCCGCGACCATCCAGTCCACGCAGGCGAACACGATCAAGGCGTACATCGACGCCGGCTTCGAGCCTGACTCGGTGATCGCCGCCGTCGAGTCTGAGGACCGCAGCCTCCTCAAGCACAGCGGCCTCTACAGCGTGCAGCTCCAGAAGCCGGGCGCTGCCGACACTTCCCCGACAGGAGTGACCCCATGACCGAACTCCAGCACCGTCCGCCCGCATTGGACGACCTGTGCCGCGAGGTGTCCTTCGAGCTGCGCGACGCCGGGGGTTCGGCCGGGGACGGCAACACCCTCGACGGCTACGGAGCCGTGTTCGCCAGCCCCACCCGGATCAACTCGTGGGAGGGCATCTTCGACGAGGAGATCGCCCGGGGCGCGTTCAAGAAGTCGCTGTCCGAGCGCACGCCCGTCCTGCAGTTCGACCACGGCCGGCACCCGATGGTCGGCTCGATTCCGCTCGGCTCGTTCGAGACGCTGGCCGAGGACGACCGGGGCCTGCACGTCGTGGCCCGCCTGCACGACAACTGGCTGGTTCAGCCGGTGCGCGACGCGATCGCGTCCAAGGCGATTCCTGGCATGTCGTTCCGCTTCTCGGTGGTCAAGGAGGAGTGGCGCACGGCGGCGGGCGAGCTGTTGACCGACGAGGCGGAGATCTCCCGCCTGCTGTGGGCGGCGACCGAGGACGCCCCGTCGACCATCCTCAAGCGCACGCTCAAGGAGGTCCGGCTCTACGAGGTCGGCCCCGTCGTGTTCCCCGCGTACACCGACACCACCGTCGGCGTGCGCTCGCGCGAGTTGATCTCGTTGCTCTCAGACCCCCAGGTGCGCGCCGAAGCGGCTGCGTTCCTGGCAGGCACTCCATCCGAGCCGAGCGAAGCCGCAGGGGCTTCCGGTGAGGGGCGAGCCGCATCCCTCGACGAGGAGCCGACCGAGCCGGTCACTCCCGTCACGCCCGTTCCATCACTTGCGGTGCTTGACGCCGCACTCAGGACTCAAGGAGTCACGAAATGAACATCGAGAATCTCCGCAAGGAGATCGAGGAGCTGGACGCCAAGATGCGCTCCGCTCTGTACGCCGAGGATGGCGAGCTTCGCGACGATGTGACCGAAGAGGTTCGCGCCGAGGTTGCTGCCGA